CGATAATCGCTATGACGGTAAAATTTATGATATTAAGGAGCAAGCTGATCTTTTAGCAAACGCTGAATTTGAATTGGCACCACAACAAGCCTTTGTTAGAAATTTTCTCTCATTTCAAACTCCTTATAACAGCCTTTTGCTGTATCATGGATTAGGATCCGGAAAAACGGCCACATCTATTGGCGTGTGCGAGGAGCAAAGAGATTATTTAAAACAGATGGGTATTTCAAAACGCACAATTATTGTTGCATCACCAAACGTTCAAGATAATTTTCGCGTTCAGCTTTTTGACGAGAGAAAATTAAAATTAGTGGACGGACTTTGGAATTTAAAGGGTGCAACGGGAAATAAGTTTATAAAGGAAATTAATCCAATGAACATGAAGGGTTTAACAAAAGAAAAAGTTGTTAGCCAAATTAAAGCAATTATAAACACTTCTTATTTATTTTTAGGTTATATTGAGTTTGCCAATTATATTGAAAAGGTTAAAGAAGTAAAAGGCTCTTTTAGAGATGAGCAAGACAAACGCATTAAAATGACGCGCAATTTAAAATATGAATTTGACAACCGATTGATTGTAATTGACGAGATTCATAATATTCGCATTGCGGAAGAAAATAAGAATAAGAAGGTGGCCATTCAGTTGGAAGATTTGGTTAAATCTGCCTCTAATATGCGTTTGTTGTTATTGTCTGCCACACCAATGTATAATAGTTATAAGGAAATTATTTGGCTTTTGAATTTGATGAACTTGAATGATCGTCGCGCAACCATTGAAATTAAAGACGTATTTGATAAGGATGGAAATTTTAAAAAGGGTCCAAATGGAGAAGATGAAGGCAAAGAACTGCTTTCAAGAAAAGCAACTGGGTATGTTTCTTTTGTTAGAGGAGAGAATCCTTATACATTTCCTTTTAGAGTTTATCCATCCACTTTCTCTCCCAAGTCCACTTTGGAAGACGTAAAATACCCAGAATTTCAGATGAACGGAAAGAAAATAGAGGACAGCGACGTGATTCAAATTTTAAAACCAACTATCTATTTAACTAACATTGGCGAGTACCAAGCCATGGGATACAAATTTGCTATTGATAGTCTTAGAAAAAGAAAAATTAGCACAACTACCAAAACTGGAGTTGTAAGAGAAATGCCTAGTTTTGAAAACATGGAATCATTTGGTTACACTTTATTGCAGATACCGTTAGAGGCACTAAATATTGTTTATCCAATGGAAGGTCTTGAGCGCATCGTTGAAAATTTTGAGGATGATTCTGATGTTGAAGAAAAAGAACCAGTTATTGTACCAGAATTAAAGGAATATACAGGAGTAGGACAATTGGAATCTGCATTGGAACCTCATCGGGAAGATCAAGAACAGGTTATTAAACTTACCAGAAAACCTTCTAGCAAAAAATCTATAACTTCATATAGAGGAGGAGATTCTGAAAGTAAAAGCATAGTTAGTGAGCATGAGGTATTTATTAATGCAAATGATTTAACTGGAAAGCGCGGTTTGGAAAGAACCATGGAATTTATTGATAGTAAAAATCCACCCGAAAAGGGGTCGTTTGAATATAAAAAGTGGTTGCTTGACAAAGACGAGAGAATTTTTGCTCCTAATAAAATTGGAAATTATAGTTCAAAGATTAATTCTATTTGCAAGAGCATTTTGTCCGATGATGGTCATGTTGCGGAAGGTATTATATTGATTTATTCACAATACATTGATGGTGGTTTAATACCAGTTGCACTTGCATTAGAAGAAATGGGATTTTCTAGATATGGTGATGGCGCCAAATCGTTGTTCAAAACGCCTCCAACAGAATTAGTGGATTCAAGAACGTTTCAGCCCCGCAAAAATAAGAGAGACAGCTTTGCGCCAGCCAGATATATTATGATTACTGGAGATCCAAGATTATCGCCAAACAATGATTTTGAGATTAAGGCAATTACAAACGATGATAATAAGAAAGGTGATAAAATTAAAGTAGTTCTTATCTCTCAAGCAGGTTCCGAAGGCGTTGACTTCAAATTTTTGCGACAAGTTCATATAATTGACCCATGGTACAATATGAATAGAATTGAACAAATTGTTGGTAGAGGTGTTCGCAATTTCAGTCACAAAGATTTAGACTTTGAAGAAAGAAATGTGTTAATATTTATATATGGAACTATATTGAAAAATAACGAAGAAGAAGCAGCTGATTTATATGTATACAGAGTTGCAGAATACAAAGCAGTTCAGATGGGAAGGGTTAGCAGACTATTGAAAGAGACATCTGTTGATTGCATAATTAATCACGATCAATCAAATTTTACTCAGGAAAATATTGAAAAGGAAACAACAAAAAAAGTAAAACAGATTTTATCAAATGGCGCGGTTATAGACGATTTTAAAGTTGGTGACATTCCTTATTCCGCGGCGTGCGATTATATGGCAGATTGTGAATATAAATGTCAACCGGAAAAAGAAATAGACTTTGACGATTCGTCAAAAACAAAAGTGGATACTTATAATCAAGCTTTTATTATGATGAATTCAGAAAAGATATTGCAAAAAATTAGAAAACTATTCAGCGATAAATTGGACGGAAAATTTTTCTTTAAAAAGAGTGATCTAATGCAAAAAATAAATACACCCAAACCATATCCAATGGTCCAGATATATGCGGCATTAACGCAGTTGATAGAAGACGCAAATGAACCCATAATGGATAGGTATGGAAGAACCGGACACTTGATAAATGTTGGAGAATACTATTTATTCCAACCAAGTGAACTTAATAATCCACATGCAACTATCTATGAACGCTCAGTTCCTCTGGACTTTAAACATAGAATGGTTAAATTTGACATTAAATCAAACATTTTTAAAGACGACAAAGAATTGCTATTACCAATTGTGTCTGAACATAAAACGCGCGAACCAACCGTTAGAGAAGAAGAAAAACCAAGAGAAAAAGAGCCTCATATTGTAAAAGAAATGAAGAAAAATTTTGACTTGACAATGTCGTTTGCTAGAACAGCTGAAGTTGTTCCGAGAGGAGACGACGATTGGTATAAACATTGTGGGGTAAGTATGAGAAAACTTATTAAAAACGGAATTATGTCGTCGCCTGAGGCTCTTGAATTTTTGGTTGAACATATAGTTGATATGCTTGATTACACCGATAAATTGCACTTGATAAAATATATATATTCTTTTGATATGTTTGAAGAAAACACGTTTGATTATTATATAAAAAAGTATCTTGACAAAAAACTTGTTAAAACTTCGCGGTTAACTAGCATGATATTATTTTCTGGAGACAAAATCCACGTTATGATATTGAAAGATAAAAAATGGCATCAAGCTGAACCAGAGGACGAAAGAGAAATTGCCATGGAAACAGTAACAAAAATGGATTACATGAAATTTGAGTTGAACAATCTTATTGGTTTTATTGGTCAAGATCAGAAGAATAGATATTTTGTATTTAAGGTAAAAGATATGGAGGCAAAGCGAAATACCGGGGCTAGATGCGATGAAGCAAGTAAACCCAAAAAGATTGCAATTCTAACAGAGTTGCTTGGTCAAGAAATATTTGATAAATATACACAAGGAACAACAAAAGGTATGGTTCAATCCGAATTGTGTTCATTGCAAGAATTATTGTTTAGGTATTACAATAAAACTAAAAAGAACAATAAATTATGGTTTTTTGATTTTGAGACGGCAATGTTATCTAAAAAAGAATTAAAAATATAAACGATTCTCATGAAAACATCATAAATTAAAACGAGTAATAAATTGTTGGGTATCAACAATCTATTAAATATAAAATTGAAATGGAAATAAAAAGATAAATGTATAATATATACATTCCATGGAGGCTGTTCAGAAACCAAAATTCAAAAAGAAGCAATCAATTGAAAACAATATATACTCAAGAGCATTAATCACTCGCAGTATATCATTGCCTATAGTTAATATTGGTAAGAATGTTCAGCAGACTATTGAACGGTATATTATAGATAATTTTGAGGGGAAATGTGTAGTGGAGGGTTTTATTAGGATAGGTTCATGTAAGATTGTAACATACTCTAGTGGATTAGTGAAAGGGACAAATATTGGATTTGAAGTCGTGTTTGAATGCAAGATTTGTTGTCCTGTTGAAGGAATGTTGATTCAATGCGTTGCAAAGAATATTACAAAGGCGGGTATTCGCGCGGAAAGTTCTGATGAGATTCCTTCACCGATTGTTGTGTTTGTTACAAGAGACCATCACTACATGGTTCAGTATTTCTCAACTATTGAAGAAGGAACTAAATTTACCGCTAGGGTTATTGGTCAACGCTTTGAATTGAATGACAAATATGTTAGCATCATTGCCGAGTTGGTTGAACCAAAGAAAGATTATTCTAACGTGGGGATGAATAAGGAGATGTCAAAGCCAAAATTAGTTATTGAAGACGATTAGAAAAAAATTGAAAATGGATTAATCGGAATTATAAAAGGCAATCAAATTAAAACGCACAATAAATGACGCACGTCCTAAGAATTGTTTTGCCTGCATATATTGTTGACATTGTTAAAGAATTTACAGGAGAGGCTTGTTGGCGCCGAGGAAAATTTATTCACATTCACCGCATTCCTCGCAATGATTTCCGATACACTATGTTGCGAGGGCGGCCAAAGATAAAACAATTGAACTATGACCCTATTGGGGATTTAAAGGCTGGTTGCACTTGGTTCAAGCTTCCAAACAAAAAATTTGTTGTTATTAATGTTTTAAAAGGTCGTTGTTGGATCAATGACCATTATGAAGAAGGCGATTTTTGGGAGATGCGTTACAACGGTGAAAAACTTATTTGCTACGTCTAATAAAAAAATAAAAATTAATTTAAATACTTCAAACAAGCTTAAAAATATTTTTTTAATCATATAAAACAATGTTAGCAGAGTCGTCATACGAGTCCAATGAATTAAATTCAATTCGCGAAAAGATTGAATCTATGCCAAAGTTTAATCAAGTGGAAATATTGCGGATTCTTAGCAAAGACGAAACTGTTATTTTAAATGAGAACAAATATGGTACGTTTATTAATTTAACCGAGTTACCGGGCACAATGATTGACAGCTTGAAAACGTATATTGACTACGTAAATGCGCAAGAAGTCAACTTGAACTTTCTTGAAAAGCAAAAGGAAGATTTTAAGAATATATACTTTACGAAAGATAATAAAGACAATTCAGGAAAAAATAAATATGCATAGCGCACCAACTGCAACTTTAAAATCAAACAATCAGGAAAAAAATGATTATAATCATGTAGTAAATGAATTACAAGATTATATGTTAACAAGCAAACTCATTGCAAAGCATTCATCTCTTCATAATGTAGAGACAAAACCAATTCAAAGGCAACAACAAAAACAACCTGAAAAGAAGGTTCAGGAAAGATTTTTTTATCCAGGAGAGAAGGACCAGCTTTTTTGGTGCTATTTTATTATACAAAATGGATTTTCCAAGTATGAATATCCAGGAACAACCAGTTTTGTCAATGAAAAAGAAGAAAAATTTAGGTGCATTGAACATATGCGCAAAAATAAGCAACAATTAAAAACAAAGAAGATAAAGAATATTAGAGAAGACGTGGAGGATGAATTGGCAAATAAACAAACTATTGGAATGAAGACCTTTATTGCTCTCTGCGTTGCAAATAATATCAATATTATGTATATCCACAAACGAAAATGTTTTGAACTAGTTTGCGACGATCAACTGCCGATGCACGTCGTACACTGTATAAATAATACAGATTCTTCCGCCTGTAACTACTGTTATGAATTGAACCCGAGTTCTGAACAGGTGGAAATATATCGCAATACGTTGTTCAAGTGGGAAAGTGTAGAGAAACCATTAAAGGCAATGACCGCATATAAGTTGGAAGAGTTGGTTGAGCTTTCTCAAAGAATGGGACTAGGAAATAATTTAAGCAAAAAAACAAAAAAGGATTTATATGAGGGTTTAATTATGAATTTATAATAAAAATATACTATAATAGTAGATAATTTATGCAAAAACGACGAACAGCGCAAAAAAGCACACCCCCACCACCAGCAAGAAGCGTACTTCCGCAAGCACAACCAGTACTAGCAAAGGCGTCAAAAGCAAGAGGTAAATCTAGTGCAACCCCATCACCAGATCCATCAGCAGGGCCTTTAGATACGCCAGCCAATGGAAAAATATTAGCAAATGCATCTATTGGAGATTCTAGACACGATTTTCACGAAAAATTTGGTTCCATTAGAACTGACATCCAAAAGAATATTAATTATTACAACGAAAGCTTACCAACAAATGCTGATGCTTTGGCTCCTTTTGAACCTGAAATACTTTCAAGCGTCGTTGCAAGCGTTGATGGAGTTCCAATTCAAAAATACACGCCTATAATTGAACCAACGTCAACAGGAGACAAAAAAAACCCTTGGTTTTTTGACTTTGGGAAACAACCTGCAACAATAGTAACTGTTAGGGATCAATCTTATCACGTTAGAAGGTGCCAAGTAAAAGATTTATTAAACATATCCAAACCAACGCTTGGTGGCAAAGCAAAAAAAATTTGGTCAGACACTTATGTTGGAGCAAAAAAATTTACACAGGATTTAGACATTGCAAACAATTCAGTTTTTGTAATTGATTTTGCTGCGGTAAGTTTTAATACAATAATGACAAATGGCGAGGCAAAGGAAAAACACAGACAAGCCACTGATAATAGTCAAAAAACGTTGTATTATGTATATACTTCAGAATTGGAAAATGACCCCGCCGGAAAAACGCGATATGATGATAAAATGTTTCGTCCTACTGCAAATACGCCTCACACCTTAGTTTCGTGCATTCCATCAGCCGTTCAAATGGAAGGTGCTGGGTCAAGTCTATCTAATGTTAACTACTTATATAATTGGGTATCCAATTCAACAAATCCATATGAAAATTTTTTTACAAAATATAACTATGAATTATCTGAATTATATCTAGATAAAAAATCAAAATCAAAAACATTTATTACAAACGTTAAAATTGTAGACCCAGAAAAAAATATGTCAACGCAGCCAATTGAAAATAGTGGAAAAGCAAATAGCATTGGTTCATTGGCAAAATTATTACAGGGAGTTTTATCATTCTTTGCGCAATCAAAAGCTAAGTCTCCGAAGGAAATTGATAAAAATACATTTTCAATGAATACAAATTTTTTACAGAAACGTTCGGGAGATTGGTTGCAAGTTTTATTATGTCTTGTTCTTAAAAATAGAAATCTTAAAACATATGGAACCACACCAGTTGTTGAAAATGTCCAAAAACAATTCTTAGACATTTATTTTGTAACACATGATAGAATAGCAATGGCGTTTGCATTATTAATGGGTGTTAACGTTATATTCACTCACGGGGATAGTCAAAGCGCGTATTCTTACAAGGTTTTAAATGAAAAACAGGACACAATCAGAACAAGTGAATTATTTGATGATATTAAAACAAAAGCAGCCGAAAACGGAGAAGTTCAAAAAATAAAACAAAAATATATGGATTACATTGATTCATATAATAGAGATATTTATACCTTTGTCCCACAATGCGACGTTTCCAGTGAAATAAGTGCAACTTGTGCAAGCTTAAACACATCCATTAACAATACAATAGCCAACCAATCAACCCATTTTGCTAGTACCATGGTTCTAAATGCAACTAGAAGAATATTTACAAAAGCGATGCAACATTGTTACTTAAAAGTAATATTTCCGAATATTGAAACTTTTCGTGCAGATATAAACGCGTTCGCGGTTCCGGCTTTTTTAACAAAATTAAATAATGTTGGATCTGGAGATATTCAGGTAAAAAAACAGTGTATAGTTGAGTATAATGAATTTATGGCAAAATGTAGAACTGTTGAAAATATGTTAACTATGTATATTGGTCCAGCTAGTGCTTCCGGAACAGCTGATACAAAATTTGACGTAACTAGTGCTGTAAACAAATTAAGAGCGCAGCCTGCGTATAAAGCAGCTGAAACGTGGACTTGGGATATTACTCAAGGACAAAGATATTACGAAAGATTGATTGATGCTGTAGCGGGTACTAGTTACAGAAATGATAAAAATCTTTTCTTGTATAATTTGCAAAATTTAGACGAAAATTGTAAAAAATCTATTGCAGAAGTTTATGGAAATTTATATGTAAAATTGCCGGAAATACAAACAATTTATGCGGCTCAAACTCCTTCAACAA